GCCAACGTCAGTTTTGAGGAAACCAACGCCGCAATCCAGGTACTTGACAAAGCAGGCAAGAAAGCGAGCGAGGGCGGCGTTGCCCTTCGTAATGTGCTGGGGCAACTCAGCAAAGGCCGTTTCATAGAGAAGCAGGCCGCCGAGGAACTGCAAAAGGCGGGCATTGACGTGGTGGCATTGGGTGACACTTCCAAGACTTTGAAAGAAAGACTCGAAATGCTGAAGCCAATGCTTAACGACAGCGCTCTTTTATCCAAGTTCTTTGGAGTAGAGAACGCCAACGCAGCTCTTGCCCTGATACAGGGGACGGAAGCTCTGGACGGCTTTACAGAAGCGGTTACGGGCACCAACAGCGCAACGGACCAAGCGGCTATCGTCATGCAGAGCTATGCAGAACGGCAAGCGGTATTTAACCAGAAAATTGAGGATTTGAAAATATCAGTATTTCAGCTTACAGGGGATTTGACTCTTTGGGCAGGTGTACTTTATAATATTGCTATGCCGTTGGCCCAACTTATGCCGCTTATTTTGGGTGTTGGTAAAGCGATGTTGTGGGTAAAGGGGCTTAATTGGGCAGGCATGTGGACTCGAATAAAAGGGGCTGTTTATGTTGCCCGTTTGCAAATGGCATTTATGAACCGCGAACTAATTACGGGACAGTTTGCTTCTAATGGTTTTCTGATAAACATTACACGAGCCACCCTTGCCGTTTTGCGCTTTGCTACTGTTGGCCTTTTCAATGCCCTTAAGGGATTGGGGGCGCTGGTGTTGTCTTTTGTGACCGGTGGCACGGCTTCCGCCACTTTCTCCACTATTGCCTCGACTTCCTTTGGCGTTTTTTCTACAGCGGCGACCACAGCCTGCCGGGCCGTATCGGTAGCCATAAGCAGCATA